GCTGCGTGGCCGAGCCGGTGGTGCGCGGGGTGCGCGAGCGCGTCACCCGGCCCACCGGGCGCGAGCGCTTCGACGCCCTCTCGCCCCGCCAGCAGGACGCCCTCTTCACGGGCACGGGCGGCAGCGAGAAGGCCGACCTGATCCGCTCGGGCGCGGTCGCGCTGGAGGCGCTCATCACCCGCGAGGCACGGCCGAAGGCGCGCGACACCATCACCGAGACCCCGCTCGCCGCGCTGCTGCCCGCCTGAGGGCGGCCGCTCGTCTCGGGCTCTGGGCGCGCGGTGGGTGGAAACACCCGCACCGCGCGGCATGCCGTGCACAGCGGCGGCCTGGGCGCGTTTTCCCAGGTCGGGATCGCGGGGCCCCTGCGCACTGGTGTGAGAGGTGTGACGAGCGGGCCGTGCGTGGCAGGAGTCCATCGAGGACCCCGTGACTGGTGTTACTCCGTGTGAGGAATGTCAACGGCCGCAGGCACGGTCACATCTCTCACATCCGCCACACCCGCCACACCCCACGACCGGGGCGCAAGGCCCCGGCCCCACCCGAGGAAGGGCCCGCAATGGACCCCGAGCAAACAGCCACGACCACCACCACCGTGCCCGCCGAGGTCTCAACGACCGCCCTCGGGGCCGCCGGGGAGAAGGCGCTGGACGCCTTCAAGCAGCGGGCGCGGGAGGCCGAGCGCACGCTGCGCGACGAGCGCGCCGCGCGCGAGGCGGCCGAGTCCGAGCTCATCCGGCTGCGCGAGGCGGGCCGGTCTGAGACCGAGAAAGCCATCGAGAAGGCGCGGCGCGAGGCCGCGGACGCCGCCCGCAAGGAGGAGTCCGAGCGCGCCGCGCTGCGCGTGGGCGAGCTCATGGCCCAGCGCCTGCGCGACCGGGTGGCGCTGGCGGCGACGGGGCGCTTCGTGGACCCCGACGTGGCGGCCCGCCTGCTGGACACCGATGAGCTCGTGACCGATGACGGCAGCCCCGACGAGGCGGCCATCGCCAGCGCCCTGGACGGGCTGCTGGAGCGCTCGCCCTACCTGGCCCTGCCGGGACACGCGCCCAAGCCACCACCCCCGGACCCCGACGCGGGGCCCAGGGGCGGGGGCCAGGGCGACCTGGACCGGCGCGTGCGCGACCGCGCCAGGCGCATGGGCGCGCGCGTGGACGACTGACCCCGCACCGGGCAACCCGCTGCGGCTCCGGGCGCAAGGCCCCGACCGAACCCCTGTGCCCAAGGAGCACGCATGGACCTCACCATCCGCACCGAGGAGTGGACCAACGGCGACCTGTCCTGGATCGCCGAGTGGGACCGCACCTACCCCGGACGATCCGTCACCCTCGACGGTGACCTGTTCCCACCCGAGACCTTCACCGACGGGCTGGTCCGCTCGGGCACGGTGCTCGGCATCGTGACCGCCACCGGCCTCGCCGGCCCCTACGCCGCGGGCGCGGGGGACGGGCGGGAGACCCCCATCGGCCACCTGTTCCACGACCGCACCGTGCGGCCGGGGACCAACCACGGCGCTGCCGTCATCTGGACCGGCCGGGTGTTCGCGGGCAACCTGCCCGCCAACGCAGGCCTCGACGCGGGAGCGCGCACCGCACTCGGTGCTCGCATTCTCTACAACTAGGAGGCCCGTGACATGGCCATGATCCTCGACCTTGTCGACCCCGCCGAGCTCACGCTGGCCGCGCGCATGCTGGACGTGCCGCAGTTCACCCTGAACCGCTGGCTGCCCAACGTGGCCAGGGATGCCATCGACTACCGCTTCACCCGGCGCGCCCGCTCACAGGGCCGTGCCGCCGCCTACCGGGCGTACGACACGCCCGCCATCATCCGCCCCAGGGCAGGGGCCGGGGAGGTCCGGGGCCAGCTGCCCCCCATCTCCGTGCAGGTGCCACTGGGCGAGGAGGAGCAGCTGCGCCTCAACCAGGCGCGTGCGGTCGGTGCCGCGGACGTGGTGGCCGACGCCTTCAACGACGACGCCGGTATCGCGGTCAGGAGCGTCGCCCAGCGCCTGGAGCTCGCCAGGGGCCAGGCCCTCACGCACGGCAGGGTGTCCATCGGCACCGAGGCGCAACGCGAGAACGGGCTGTTCCTGGAGGCCGACTTCGACCTCCCCGGCGCGCACTACATCACGGCCCCGGCCCTGTGGGACACGGGGCCCGACGTGGACATCATCGGCCAGCTGGAGGACTGGGTGGAGGTCTATGCCCAGTCCACGGGAGGCCTCGTGCCGGGGGTGATGGTGGGCAGCCGCGCGATCCGCGCGGCCATGCTGCGCAACACCCAGGTGCGCGAGCTCGCGGGTGCGCCCACGAGCCTGAACGCCATCAACGTGGCGGGGCTGAACACCATCCTGGACGCCCGCGACATCCCGCCGTTCGAGTTGTACGACACCCAGATCATGGACCACACGGGGGTCATGCGACGCCCCATCGACGCCGACCGCCTGCTGCTGCTGCCAGCGCCGAACACGGCCGCCCCGGACAACGTGGGGGTCACCCAGTTCGGCAGGACGCTGGAGGCCGACGAGCTCGTGCGCCTGAACGTGATGGAGCCCAGCGTGGCCGCGGGCCTGACCGTGGTCCCGTACCGCACCGAGAACCCCATCAGCTACTCGGTGCTGGCGGCGGCCATCGCGCTGCCGACCGTGAGCAACCCCGAGCTCATCTTCAGCGTGAAGGTGGTTGCCTAGCGAGCCGCCTTCCCGGCCCCTCCCGCCCGCGCGCCACCTGAGCGGGGCGCGCGGGCGGGGGCCTGCCGAGGGCCTCCGAGGGGGGCTCGAAGCATTGGAGTGAGGTGCGGGCTTCCCCCGGCAGGGGACCTGGGTGGAGGGCGGCGGGCCCCTGAACATCTCCCACCGCCCCCCGTTCGGCACCGCCTGCGGCCACAACGCCCGGCGGGAGCGGGGGGTCATGTAGTTGGTGCGGTGCCGTGCCAGGAACCTAGACGATCTCCGCGCATGACGCAAATAGGACACTTAAGGGGGCGGCATGCCAGCCGAGGCCTTCGGCGCGACGGTGGAGGGTGTGCTGGCGCACGTGCGCTCGCTGGGCCTGGACAGCGACGCCCGGACCCACGGGGACGTGGAGCGCTGGATGGAGGACGCCACCGCCCGCGTGGTGTCCAGGGTGGGCGAGCCCGACCGCTGGGCCTGGGCCGACCCCGAGGGCAACCTGCTGGCGCTGGGGCGCGCGTCCATCCACTTCGGCGCGGCCAGCCTGCTGTTCGACTCCCGGTATCCCGAGCGGGCGCTCACCACCGAGGGGGACACCTCCTACGGCGCGGTGCTGTGGACCCGCCACAACGCCCTGCTCTTCGAGCTCGCCGAGGCCCTGGAAGGAGCGCTGCAGCGCCGCGCGCCCCTGGGCTCGCCCGACCCCGGCACCGCCGCCACGGGCGCTGGCACGCTGCGCGTGCGCGGCCCTGCCGCCGGGGCGCGCTGATGCTCCACATAGAGACGCGCGGGATGCTGGAGGCACGGGCCCGGTGGGCCGACGTGCAGGAGCGCCTGCGCGACATCACCCCGGTGCTGGAAGACGTGCGCCGCGCCTGGCTCGCCTCCAACGCGCGCACCTTCGCCACCAGGGCGGGCGGGACCTGGCCGCCCCTGGCCCAGCGCACCCTGGCGCGCAAGCGCCGCAGGGGCATGCCCCCCACGCCCCTGGTGGGGCACAGGGGCAGGCTGCTGGAGGAGCTCTCCGTGGCCCCCCCCATCAACCAGCTGTCCGCCACGCGCCTGCGCCTGGGCACGCGCAGCGCCCTGGCCGAGCTCCATCACACCGGGCGGGGCGTGCCGCGCCGCCGCCTGGTGGACCTGCCCCCGTCCTTCGAGAACGACGCCGTGCGCGCCCTGCTGCGCCACCTCCTGGGCGGCGCGCGATGAGCGTGGCCGAGCATCGCGACCTGCTGCTGGCGCGCCTGCGCGTCACCCTGCCGCTGGTGCTGGAGCGCTACCGAGCCGTGACCGGCCGGGACGTGGCCGACTCTCCCGACCCGGTGCTCTACGCCGCGGGCCCCCCGCCCCTGACCAGCGCCTCGGGCTACCCCGCGGTGTACGTGACACCGCTGGAGCTGCTCGGCCTGCGGCGCTCGGAGACCCCCGGCGAGTGGACCGCGCGCTATCGCTTCGAGGTCATCGTGTACGTGCGCGGCAACGACCTGCGCCACGCCCAGGTGGTGCGCGACGCCCTCGGCACGGCCCTGCGCGCGGCGCTGCTTGACGGCACCCGGCTGGGCGAGCGCGTGGCCCTGGTGCCGGTGAGCCTGACCGAGCGCTACAGCGCCATCGAGTCGGTGGCCGGGGGGACCCTGGCGGGCGTGGGCGCGCAGCTGGAGCTCGTGGCCGAGGAGGCCGCCTTCCCGCCCCTGCCCCTGGGGCGCGCCGAGACCATCGACCTCACCCTCCGCAGCACCCCCGTTCCCCAGCCCATCGAGTAACAAAGGAGCACCGGCATGGCCGTCGGCGTGCGCGTCACCACCATCGAGCGGGCGGGGCCCATCGGCACCCCCCGCGCCCCCTCGGGGACGTACTTCGTCTCCGGGGCCACCCAGCGGGGACCCGCGGACCGGGCCGTGGAGGTGCGCTCCATGCAGGCCTACGAACGGGAGTTCGGTGCGCGCACCGGCTACTCGGCCCCGCTCTATGACGACCTGACGGTGTTCTTCGCCGAGGGCGGGGAGCGCGCGGTGGTGGCCAGGGCGGTCGGCCCCGCGGCCACGCTGGGCACCCTCACCCTGATGGACGCCGCCGACCCGGCGGGGCCCACGCTGCGCATCGACGCCGCGGGACCGGGCTCGTGGTCGGCCCAGATCACCGTCACGGTGGAGGCCGGGGCGACCCCCGGCACCGTGCGCGTGCGCATCCTGGGGGGCGCGGAGGACGAGGTCTACGACGGCCTGGCCACCGCGGACGCGGTGGTGTCGGCGCTGGCGCGCTCGCGCTACGTGCGCGCCACGTCCATCGGCACCGGGACGCTGCCCGCCGTGCTCGCCGCCACCCCGCTCACCGCGGGCGACGACGACCGGGACGCCCTGGACGCCGCCGCCTACGTGGGGGCGCTTGACACCCTGGTCACCCAGGCCTACGGCGACGGCGCGGTGGCGGTCCCCGGCCAGGCCATCGGCGCGGTGGGGGACGCCCTGGTCGCCCACGCGCAGACCTTCAACCGCGTGGCGCTGCTGTCGGAGCTCCCCGGCACGGACGCCGATGACATCGCCGCCGCCATCGGCACCCTGGACTCGGAGTACGCGGGGCTGTTCTGGCCGAGCCTGGTGGTCCCGGACGGGCTGGGCGGCACGCGCACTGTCACACCCACGGGGTATGTGGCCGCGTGCCGCGCTCGCGCGCACGGCGACGTGGGCCCCTGGCGCGCCCCGGCGGGGGGCATCGGGACCTCGCGCACCATCCTGGCCACCGACGTGCAGGTGGACGCGGTGACCGCCGACGCGCTGGACGAGGCGCGCGTCAACGTCATCCGCACCATTGCCGGTCGCCCCCGGCTCTACGGCTGGCGCTCGCTGTCGCTGGACACCGCCAACTACCGGCTCCTGTCGGGCAGGGACCTGCTCAACCGCCTGCAGTACGACGCCGAGGCCCGCCTGGAGCCCTACGTGTTCGGGGCCATCGACACCTCCGGGCGGCTGTACGCGGCCATCGCCGCGGACCTGCTGGGCATGGTCCAGCCCATCGCCAGCGCCGGGGGCCTGTACGGGCTGCGCGGCGCGGACGGCGAGCTCCTGGACGAGGGCTACCGGGTGGACGTGAGCCTGGACCTGAACCCCCCCGAGGTCGCCGCGCTGGACACCGTCAACGCGCTGGTGGCACTGCGGGTCGCGCCGGCCGGCGCGCTGATCGCCCTGACCCTCGTCAAGGTCGCGCCCACCGCGCCCCTGTAGGAAGGAGAAGCCATGCCGCTGGACCCGTCATCGGTCTACCGGTTCCTCGTGCGCATCACGCCCGTGGAAGCCCAGGACCGCCGCATCCCCGGACTCAACGACTACTGGCGCACGTCCGAGCGCCCCGAGTACACCGCGGAGACCCGCGAGGAATACGACGGCGGGGACCCCAACCCCGTGGTCATCAGCGGGCGTCCCACGCTCGGGGACCTGCCGGTGACCCGCGCCTACGACCCGCGCCGGGACGCCGAGCTCCTGCGCCAGATCCACCGCCGGGTGGGCCGCGCCCACTTCACCGTGAGCGTGCAGGACACCGACAACGACGACACCCCCATCGGGCGGCCCCACGTCTACCAGGCCCTGCTGCGCGGGGTGAGCCCGCCCTCCACCGACCGCAACGGCAACGACACCGCCATGATCGGCTTGACCTTCCACGCCTACGCGGTCGCCTGATGGCGGCGCACGACGAGACCATGCCGCTGCGCGTGGCCGACTACACCCAGACCCTGCCCGCGGAGGAGCCGCCCGCCGACCCCGAGTGGCACGACGACGACGAGCTCGAGCAGCTGCGCCGCGAGCTCCGGGCCAAGGTGGACAAGGGCACGGTGCGCCTGGAGGTGCCCATGCGCGCGGGCTACGAGGTGGAACTCGACCTCAACGCCGACCCGGCGAAGTTCAGCCGCTGGGAGGAGAACGCGCGCAAGCGCCGGGGCGAGGGCTTCGACGCCTACCGCCTGGGGCTGCAGGTGCTGGCCAACCAGACGGTGGACATCTGGCGACGGGGCAAGCCCCTGGGCCTGACGTTCCGCGACCCCAAGCTGCACGACATCCTCGGCGTTGAGGCGGCCTCCAGCC